GGTGTTCGCCGCGCGCGGGTTGAACGTCCTCTGGCAGGGGCTCCGTCTCGCCTGGGGCGGGATTGGCTTGGTCGTGCGGGGGCTGGGAAGTCTTGGGCGGGGGATTCAGTGGGTCTCGGAGCTCCTGAATGTTCTTCGTGCGCGTGGGGGCGCCAGTATGCTGTGGAGGATGCTCACGCAGACGCGCGAGATCCAAGGCGCCGTGAGAATCTTCAGCACGCTGGGGCGGGTCTTCACCACCATTGGAGAGGCACTATTCTCTGTCGAGGGTGCGGTCGTAGCGGTGATCGTGGGCCTCGGGGCGCTCGCGGTGGGGTTTCACGAGTGGCCGGAGCAGACGGAGCGCCTTGTAGAGCGCATGGGGCAAGCGCTGCGTACGTTCATGGCGGATCTTTTCGAGTACACGGTCTTCGGCATCGCCCGGGTGGTCCGGGAGCTCGTCTCCCTCGTCTCAGGCACGCCGGGGGAGGTGAGCACGACAATTTCCGAGTTCGGGCGGATGCTCACGGTGGATCTTCCGAAGTACATTGACGACGCGCTCCCTGGGTGGTCTGCGGCGCTCTCCCGCGCGGGGGACGCGCTCATCCGGCTCCTTCAAGACGCGGTGATCGGGGCGATGGAGGGGATCGGTCGGGCGCTAGAGCGTGCCTTCCCCGAGGACGCAGACCGGATCCGCGAGTTTATGACCTCGGCCATCGCCTACACTCAGGTGTTCTTCGCGGCCTTTCGAGGGCTGGCTACGGGGATCGGTCCGATCATCGTCGGGCCCTTCCGTGCCATGTTTACGGTCGTCAGTGCGATCATCACCGGGGTGGTGGGGATCGTCACCGCGGCGTTCCGCTTGGTAGGCAACATCCTCGCGGACCTGGGGCACGCACTCTGGACCTTCGGTTCGGGGTGGTTTACGGTGATCGGGGCTGTCGCTAGCTTCGTGGTGCGGTCGTTTAGCAACCTCTGGACCTTCCTCCAGGGGTTCGGACGGGGGTTCGTGCTTCTGTTCACGGACCCGCTCGCGGGGCTCCGTATGATGTGGAACGCCCTCGTACAGCTCGTGTCGAGCACGGCGTCCTCCGTCGGAACGCTACTCAGCGGGATTGCTACAGGTGTGGGGACCATGATCGCCGGGGCGCTCACCATGGTTATCGGGGTGTTCGTGCACGCCCTGGAGTTCATCGGATCCCTCGCGCAGAGCCTCTTCGGGGTCTTCCGTGGGATTCTGCAAGGGACCTGGGAGTTCTTCTCGGGGTGGTTCGAGGGGATCCGCATGGCCCTCACCAACGCCTTCGGGGCGGTGGGCACGGCGATGGATGCGCTCCCTTTGACGGTCCGCGCAGACCTGGATCTGGCGATCCAGGCGGTGAACGACTTCGTAGGGGGGTTCGTCGGGGGCCTGGATACCATTTGGGGGCGGGTCATGTCGGTGTTCGGGCACTCTGTGCACACGGTGGTCGCGGAGGATCTCGCGCAGGTTACGCCGCACCTTCGCCGTTTCCAGAACGGGTTTCACGGGGCGGTCACCGCCCCCCTGAACGGCGCCACAGCGGCGAGTGCGCAGCTCGCGCAGGGCATGGTGACGGCCATGACCGCCGCGCAGCGCAGTGCCGCGGCGGTTCGGGAGTCCATGCGCGGGATGACCCCCCAGGAGGCCAACAGGGTGAGCGGACAGGTGTCCACGTCCCTCCTGGACTCCACCCAAGCCTTCGAGACGGCCTTTCAGGAGCGTCGCAGGGTTGTTCAGTCCGGCATGGACGGGCTGACCACCTACCAGCAACGCCTCGCGGAAGCCACGATGAGCTCTCTCCAGGAATCTATCCGTCGGGGGGATATTACCGCGCAGCAAGCTCGGGAGCGTTTTCGGGAGTCACTCCGGTTGATCCGTACAGAGCAGTTTCAGCCCCCCGCTGCGGCGGCTCCTACAGCGCCTCCTCCCCAGGCGCAGCGGCAGATGGACGGGGTTCACACGGAGATGCAGCGGCAGAGCACGGAGTTCCAGACGCAGCTCTCCGCGTCCATCACGAACAACCTGACGCAGGCGTTCATCACCAGCTATGCCCGGGTGCTCCGAGAGAACGGGAAATTCCTGGAGTTGATGAACCGGGCGTACAACCAGTTCACGGCCAACCTCGTGCTGCGCTTCGGGCGCATGTGGGGCGGAATCATTGAGCTGTCCGGAATGGCGGTCCCGGCCATCGAGCAGGAGCTCAACCGCGCCATGAGTTCGCTCCTCCGGTTGCAGGGCATCGCCTCCCGCGCGGAGGCGATGCAGGGCGTGGCGGGGGATGCCCCTCGGGCCTCGGTGCGTCTTCAGCACGCGGCGACGGACACGGATCTCTACGATGCCGTGCACCAGCCAGACTGGTACAACCGAGACTACAAGGACCGCTTCGAGCGCAACATGGGCTCGCTCAGAGACGCCATTCTGGCTTCGAGAGGCCCAGGCCCGCGAGGGGCTCCTGTTGCGGGAGGAACTACAGTCTCCAGGGCCAATATGGAGGCGGCTACGCAGAACGCCGTTGTGAGGATGGGACGCTCCCCATGACAAGCGTTCACCGCTGGAGTCGGCTGCGTCTCACGTCTCTCCTGGACCTCCAGGGTACGGAGGTGTTTGAGCTTGGGGACGTGCCTGTGTTCCCCAACCGGGCGGACGACCTGTCCTACGTCGTCTCGGACGGGGACCGCCTGGACGTACTAGCGTACCGATTCTACGGGGACGCGGTGCTCTGGTGGGTGATCGCCGCCGCCAACGAGTTTCAGCTTCCTGTCTCGGAGATGTTCTCCGGCAGAACGCTACGCATCCCCTCCCCGCAGTACGTGACGCAGGAGCTTTTCACCACGCTGCTCGCACGGAGGGCGTAGAGTGCCTGTGAACTACGACGCCTCCGGAGTGTTCCTGTCCGCGGTCATTCGTACGCGCGACGGGGACCGCTTCCCCTTCTGGCTGGATGCGCAGGCGTCTCCGGGTGGGCGTCACCAAGACAGGCCCTTCCTTTCAGAGGTCACGGTCAAGCTCAACCTGGGCAACGTCCCGATCATCACGGCGCAGATCACGCCTCCCTACGGGGATGCGTTGGCGCTCCTGGACAGCCCCATCATGGACTGGGCGAGTCAATCCATGCTGGAGGTGCAGTTCGGGTACAAGAATTCTTCTCCCGCACAAGCCATCCTCTCCCAGCCGTTTCAGGGCCTCATCCTGAAGCCGGAGGTGCAGCTCGGGGAGGAGGTGTCCGTGACCTTGAACGCGCAGGGGATTCCGCGCTTCAGTTACAACACCACCGGGGGCCTTCGTACGCTGGCGGGCTCCCGCGCGGAGATTGTCGCGGAGCTTCTTCGTGGTCCCGATCCCGCGCATCCATCCCCTCTCAAGCTAGACGACCGGGATGTGCGCCTGGAGGGACCCGGCTCCGTGGCGTACCGTGCTCTTTTTCACGACGTGTTGGGCTTCTCACAAGGGCCGCGGACGGACTGGCAGATTATCACGCAGCTCCTCTGGGAGGCCCGGTGTTACTTCGTGATCGTGGGGGCCGCGCTCAAGGTGCTCCCCATGAGTATCAGCGCTACGGTCCGCCCCAGACGCACCTTCGCGCTGGGGTACTTTCCCGAGGGGCGTATGGGCGGGAGCCGGAACGTCTATCCGATCCTGTCCGCCTCCAGTCCCACCCTGGGAGTCTACCTGTCGACGCCGCCGACGCTGGGCACGCAGCGGAGAAGCATTGACAGCGGAACGGGGGCGGTTACGCCCGCCGAGGTATCGGACCGTACGGTCCGACCTTCGCGGACGGGGAGGACCACTTTGGCGCAGGCGCCCTCGAACACCGCGCCCGGTCCCAGTGCGGACAATACCCAAGGGCCCCAGTTCCTACCGGGAGATGCGGCCAACGCGCGTTCGGAGGCTCAGGCCCACGCAGAGTGGGAGGCGCGGCAGTCCATCGAGGGGATCAAGCTGGAGATCGAATCCATCGGTATCCCCGACATCATGCCCGGGGAGGTCGTGACCGTACAAGGGCTGGGCGCGAAGCTGACGGGGGAGTACCTCATCTTCGATGTGACGCACACCGTTGGGGGCGGGGCTACAACACGACTAACCATGGTCAGTCAGGTGGACAGGGTACTGGAGCGCGCTGTCCAGGCGCTCGGCCTTGCCAACATCGGGGCGGCGTCCCCTCGGGTTACGGCGCTTCTGGGAGATGACCTTGTGGACGTTTCGCCCTCCGCGGGCGGGCTTTTCGGGGGACTCTAGTGGTCGCGGAGTTCGTCCGTCGGACGCGCATCTTCGGGCTGGAGACCACGGCCTCCCGGTACTACGCGGTCTACCGGGGGGAGGTGACCTCCACGGCGGATCCGGAAATGCGCGGGAGGGTGCAGGTGCTCATCCCTGGCGCTGGACAGCAGCGTCCCCTCACGGTCTGGGTGGATCCGGCCTTCCTCGGGGCTTCCCAGGGCCGCGGCCTGTTCTGGCCGCCCGAGATGGGGGATCTTGTACGGGTGGGCTTCGAGAACGGGGACGTGGACAACCCTTCGATCTGGCTGGGGGGCTGGCACACCCGGAACGCACTCCCCGCGGAGTTCGCCTACGACACCACGCAGCGCGGTAGCCCCGTCCCGAGGCGGCGGGGCTTTGTGACCCGCGGGGGGCACGCGCTCCTCTTCGACGATACGGTGGGGGGCGAGCGGGTGTCGCTCACATGGCACGCCTCGGATCCAGGAGATGCTTACCGTACGGACCCGAAGAAGTCCGCCGACCGCGCCACAGGGAAGACCTCCAAAATCGCCTTCGATCCCGACGGCAGCTTCCAGCTATCGGTGTTCGGCGGCTACAAGGTCCGGGTGGACGTGACGGCGGAGACGGTGCTCATCGAGCACCCTGGGGGTACCAAGGTCTCGCTTTCCAGGGGAAAGGTGGAGGTCACCTCCCCGCAGGCCGTGAAGCTCACCGCGCCCACGGTGGAGGTGGCGGCTTCCTCCGTAATCCTCGGGAACGGGGGTAACCACCCCGTCCCGCGGGGGGATTCCCTCGTGCAGTGGCTCGCCACGCATACCCACCCGACGGGGACGCCGAACACAGGGCCTCCGACGATACCACCCACCCC